TCGGAAGCACTGAAGTTGATGGAGCACAACAGTGCGGCTGCGGAAACCGCGCCGGAAGGCCCCGGCATGCTGACGGTGCGATCGGCGAGTACCAGCGTGCGGTAATACTTTTTGTCGGCCAGGGCTTTAAGTTTTGTAAGTGCCTGACTGCTGATATCGGTGACCGTGATGGCCTGAATTTTACCCACCGCCTGAATCCAGGCACAGGCTTCTTCGAGCTCTTCATCATCCAGCGCTACGCCCACCGGTGCGCCGCAGTACCAGCCAGACCAGCTGGCATTCAGATTTTCGTAAGCTTCGGACAGGGAAAGACGCTCGTTAGCGGAGTCCACCGGCCAGACGGCCACATACAGGTACTGCGGGCGGGATGGCTGCTCAAAAAAGAGTTCCGCCGTTGAGAGCAGCGCGCTGCCTGCGGCGGGAAAATCCCCCTGAAAGGCCTTCAGAGAGCCGTATTTGCGGAAGACGTCATCATCAAATGCGCCAGCCGCCTCCGTGGTGAACAGCGTCACGGTACCAAAATCAGCCGCGGAAACAACGTCAGCGGGCGCGTTGACCGTGACGGAAATTACGTCATCTATGTCGCGGGACATGACTACCTCTCGATATTAAATTTAATCGTGCCNGAGAGCAGCGCGCTGCCTGCGGCGGGAAAATCCCCCTGAAAGGCCTTCAGAGAGCCGTATTTGCGGAAGACGTCATCATCAAATGCGCCAGCCGCCTCCGTGGTGAACAGCGTCACGGTACCAAAATCAGCCGCGGAAACAACGTCAGCGGGCGCATTGACCGTGACGGAAATTACGTCATCTATGTCGCGGGACATGACTACCTCTCGATATTAAATTTAATCGTGCCGGTCGCCGTGGCGATGCCGACGGGCACGGTGTGGATGGTTGAAAGCGGAACGATGTAGCGATCGTCGTGGGCGAGGGTCAGGGTCATCACGGCCCGCTCTTCCCAGCCGCCCGGTACGCCCTCCGACACGTTGCGGGGCAGCGAGTAATTCGGGCAGCTGGTACCGAGCTCAGTCAGAGCCTGCATGCCGGGCGTGGAACCGAGCCAGGCTGAAAGGCGGCGAAGTATCACCATCGCCCCCGGACCATAAGCCTGCACGCTCACCATCAGCTCAAGGTGGAGGCGGACCTCCTCTTCATCCTCTGAAATCTGTTTTNCCCAGCTCAATGGCGGAGATTTCACGCAGGGTGATGAAACTGGTATCAGGTGCACGCTTACCCGTGTCGGCCAGCACCACCGTTACCGTTTTATCAGGCGTCTGCAAAGCCGCCGCTATCGGGGCCAGCAGGCTCTGCAGTACGAACCGCGACCGCGTAGTAATAGCCATAGTCAGAAAAGTCCTGTAGGTGTGTGATGCGCCAGCGCTCATCGTGCCAGGCCACCACGTCACCGAACGCCATGCGCTTTGCGGCCAGCACCACGATGGCATCGTGCAGACGGGTGCCCTCGGGCGCAAACTGCAGCGCGTCCGTATCGGCGGGATAAATCACCCCGCGGTTGTTACTGACACCTGCGGGCTGCCANAGACGGGTGCCCTCGGGCGCAAACTGCAGCGCGTCCGTATCGGCGGGATAAATCACCCCGCGGTTGTTACTGACACCTGCGGGCTGCCAGTCACTGGTGGCCGGATGCGTAACCGTAAATTTCCGGCTCATGCGCCCGGTCACCACCCGGCGGACGTTCGGCCTCATTTGCTGGTGCCTCCCGTGTCGGTAATGAAGGTGATGGACTCGTACATGTCGCGTGAAGCGATAAGCGGTTCATCTTTTCCGCCTTTCTCTCTGATGGCCCAGTCTTCATTTGGCTTCAGGTGCCCGTCTGCAAATGACGCGCGAAGCTTTCGCCGCACCCGGCTGCCCACCAGCGTCATCGCCTCATCCACCGTAATGGTGCCGTTCAGCACCGCCGTGGCGCGCACGGCCATCTCCTTACGGAAATAATCGTTCTGGTGGAAGGTGTAACGAAAGATTGAGCGTTCAGGAATACGCACCGTGTGCGCTGGCACCTGATGGAAGGTCTGAAAGTTGCCGTTTTTGCGGAACTGCCCGCTGTACGCAAACGTGCCGTCAGCACGGATGCGGCGCGTGATGCTGACGGTGTGTTCAGGGATATGCACGTCGCCGCCGTACTCGTGCAGCTGCATCAGCCCGGCGTTACCCAGCGGCAGCCCGTCCTTGCGCGGGTTATTCTCCTTCGGGATCCCCACCTTCACGCCCGCCTGCTTCAGCGTCACCATACTGTGCAGCAGGGCTTTCACCTTCGCGGTGTCCGGTCTGTCACCCATCATCACGCCCTCTCAGCAAATGTGTTAATGGCAACGGACAAAAGACCGCGCAGCAGGCCGGAGAGCCAGGGAAAGATCACCGCCCCGCTGTCCGCCTCGCCGGAATACTGCAGGCTGACCTTACCGGCCATTTCCATCGTGACGCCGCGCGTGAGCGTGCCGTCCAGCTCGCCGTCCTGCGCTGCAAGCGCGAGGCGGCACTGCGCCTGCACCAGCTGGCGCGGAATGACGTCAGGTTTTAACGGACTGTCATTCAGGTAAATGCCGCAGCGCGGCCACGGCAGCGGCTGATCCGGATCAGCGCGCACGCCCAGCCAGTTCAGCCCGTTCAGATAATCCATCGCCTGAAACAGCAGCGCCGGGCACTGATCGTCATCGGGCACGTCATGTCCGCGCGAGGTGGCAAACGCCGTCAGATCATCCACGCTGCCGTAACTGTTAAAATCAGCTGAGGCGGGATCGGTATTGATATCCATACCTGCACTCCATGAAAAAAGGGGCCGGAGCCCCTGAGTGATTAACTTGACGTCTGACCGCCAACGTTGATCAGCACACCCGCCGTCGACTTGTTCTCCTTGAAGTGCTTCGTCCAGTTGCCTTTGGTACCGATTTTGGTGATGTCGGGATTCGCCCCCTTTGCCGTCGCCCAGCTGTAGCCAAGCAGGTCGATATTCACCACGCCTTCGGCACGGTAGCCGATTGCCAGGTTCTCCTGATCGTTAATCGGATAGGAGCGGAAACCCGGGGCCTGCGACTCGGTGATTTTCACCGCGTTGGGTACCAGACCCAGGATGGAATCTGCCGGACAGCGGTCGGTGACCAGCACAGGCTTGCCCAGGGTGCCCGGCTGACCGCCATAAACCACCACGCCCGCCTCTTCATACAGCTTGTTATCAATGGCCTGATCAACAATATCGAAGTAGGTTGCGGAGTGCATGACGAACAGCGACACGCGGTTGAACTTGTCGCCATACTTCCGCAGGCCGCGGGTCAGCGTTTTCTTGCCGTCGGTGGCAATGTCGGCACTCACCTGCATGTCGTTGTTGTTCCCGATAGCGGCCACCAGCGCCTTAACGGCATAGCTGATGTATCCTTCCAGTGAGGCATCAGCGGCATCAGTGCCCACCACTTCAGAAAACTCACTTACATCACGACCGCGGCGCTTAAACGCTTCTTCAGTCGTGGTGTAGGGGCCATATTTCCAGGGCGTTTTCACGCCGATCGCTTCGCCGGCACCAATCTTCTGTCCTTCGATAGTTTTGGTGGATTCAACGTCGCGGAACTCAATCGAGCCGCCCACCTGATAAAAGGCGCGCTTTCTGAAATCGCCTTCAATCAGTTCGTTATCAAGGATGATCGCGCCGTTCGAGGCGGCATTAAACACGTTGAGGTTGTCCTGACGACGCTCCAGAAACGCGGTCTGCGCCAGGTCGTCGTAAATGATCATGTCGGCATTGGTTGTCGTTGACATGGATTTCAGTCCTTATTCTTTTGGAAGGCGCAAAAAGGCCTGCTGGCCATGTTTGCGGATATAGTCAGCTTTCTGCTGAGAGGTCATGGAAGAACGCTTAAGCGCACCGCCTGCGCCGGAACGGTGACCGCCTGCGCCGGTGCCCTCAGCCTGCGGGAACAGGTGCGGTGCGGATTCTTTCAGGGATTCGGCCCATTCCAGCGGCGTCAGCGGCGTTTTGCCGTCCTTACCCAGCACCGGATTGCCTTCACCATCCACTGCCACGGCCTCGCCGTCATCATTCAGGGTGAAAGTACCGCGGGCGCGCAGAATGATGTCGTCTGCCGCGCCCGGCAGCGCACCGGCTTTCAGTGCCGCACTGCGGATGGCATCGCCCAGCACCCGATCGCTGAACTTTTTCGTGAATGCCTCGGCCTTTTCGGCACGTTCATTGGCAGCTTTGATTTGCTTATCGACATCAGCGCGCAGACGCTCGGTGCGTTTGTTCAGCACGTCATCAATTTTCCCTTCGGCGATCAGCTTCGCCTCCTCGTCGTCGGAAAAACGCTGAAGGATGGTTTTCACCACTTCCGGATCGATACCGTCAAAACGTGCCAGATTTTCCTTCTGCTGCTTAATGGTACCCAGCAACTGATCGTTTTTGGCTTTGAGTCCGGTCACGGCGCTATTGATACGCTGGTCAATCAGCTGCTGAATTTCCGGGGTGATCTCAGGATCGCCGCCTGACGGCGCTCCGCCAGATGTACCAGCATCACCACCTTCACCAGCCGCCGCATAATATTTCAGGAACATATTTCTGAAGAGCATGTTTTCCCCTCGGGATTTGTCAGTTAACGGGTTTCGCCCATAAAAAAGCCCCGGCTTAGCCAGGGCTGTTGTTCGTTATAAAGATGTTATTCCAGACCAGCGCGCTTAAACGCTGCAGCATCCCGCTGGCGCAGTTCGTCCAGCGTCAGCCACCGCCCGGCTTCGGTATAAAAGGAGGTGAGTTTCAGGCCGCCGCTGCGCAGCAGCTTTCCGCGCACGGGTCCGAGGATGTCATCCTGCCGGCTGGCGCGCTGGCGGGAAATCCACTCCGGATAGGTGCTGGCCGCAGGTACCTCACCGTTCATGCGCTCTTTTTC